GGTATACTTTATCAAGGTCATCCTCAAAAACAACAGCTAAACGCTGTGAAAATCTGCACGCCCTACCGCCCCCATCGTCTGAACCACGTATGTTCTGCGTGCAGTCAAGGCAGCGCCGTGCTTGCCGCCTGTGTTCTGGTACTTCTGCAGCAGGTCTCTGTGTATCATCAGACCAACAAGTGGGCGGTGTAGGATTAGCAGGATCATAGACCCCTTTGTAGTACGCACGGGATATACCCGCTGCATTTATAAGTATGACGTTCAGCGTGTCTAACTCTCCTTTATCAGGCACGCTGAATAAACCGTCACGTGTACTTATCCTACGTACGTCGATCACGATTGCTCCTTGCTCTTCTGCAACGCATCGACCAGCTTGTTAAGGTTAAACCTGTACGTATCCTCCACGTGGATATACGTATCAGACGGTATGTGTCCTTTGGCTAGCCACTTTCTCAATGTAGACACAGAGATGCGTAGGTGTTCAGATACTTCGTTTAATGTTAGATATTCTTGGTTAGTCATTTTTTCCTCACAGAAACAACATATTCCGAATCAACGTTTAGACCTTTCGGAACAAGATCAGGGTTTTCTTCCAAGAATTGCTTTACGTTTGTCTGGTTTAACCGTTTCTCAAAGAAATGAGGTAGGTTGTTTTCCATGATGAACTCGTGCATGGACTCCCAGTCACTGGTCCAGTAACGTTGTTTGGTAGTCCTAAAGAATGATCCTTCGGAAGTTTTGACACTTGTAACATCGTGGTCTTTACAATGCTGCAAGAGGGCTTGCTTTATAAGATCCATCTTAGCGGTCAGCTTACTGTCTGCCGCCTTAAATGCATCTGACAACTCTGCACGTTTATCGCGCATCTTCACATAGGTCTTGACCAGCTTTTCAATGGACGCCGCCATAGGTATTCTCCGTTATTTTATTGTTATAGGTGGTATATAGTGGTAATGAGATAGCTAGTCAAGCATCTCTTTGTAAAGATCTATCATTTTAGTGTGTACGTCTATTCGTTTATCAAGGAGACCGTACATGCGCTTCTCTACGTACGAACCCTGCAACTGGATAACTGTGCACTTGTGCTGCTGACCAGACCTGTGCACGCGTGCATTTGCCTGTGCGTAGGTTTCAAGGGAGGATGTCGGTCCCCACCAGACAACCGTGTTGGCTGCGGTAAGTGTAACACCGTGTGCAGCGGCCTGCGGTTGGATCAACAAAACCTGCGGATCAGTTTGTTTCTGAAAACGAGCGAAGATGTCAGTACGCTTACTAACAGGTACGTCTCCGTTTATAATATCGCACGCAACGCCGTCTTTGCTGAGCTTATCCTGCAGGGCCATGATGGTGTGTTTGAACGGTACAAACACCAGCACTTTCTGACTGCTCTCATCAATGGCTTCCTTTAGAACTTTATAGCGATTGCTTATGTCAAACTCTACGGTGTCGCCCCCATCAACGTAGATAGCCCCTGCCGATATTTGTAGGAGCTTGTTCATAACAACTGCGGCGTTGACTGCGGTTACGTCTTCCCCTGCCACCTGCATCACTAACCGCTTGCGTAGCAGTTCATAATACTTCTCTTGTTGCTTTGTCAGTTCTACGTTTCTCTTCACGTACACCATATCGGGTAAGTCCAGACATTCATCTTTGGTGAACCGTATAGCGGGCTGCAGTGCTTGGAACACAACCTCGTTGGCATTTTCTTTTGCGGCCCATTTAAACTGAGTTTGTTTGTACATAACCTTGTCTCGGAACGCGCCGAAAAACCTCGGCACCCCGTCAGGGTTTACCAACTTAGCTAACCCGTACGCGTCCAGCGGAGACTGTGCTGCAGGAGTACCTGTCATCAACCAAAGCCACGTGTCTTCTGTGATAACTCTACGTAACGTCTTCCATCTGCTGGTCTGTACGTTTTTGTAGTGGGTAGCTTCGTCTATAATAATGAGGTCGAACCCACCTGCACGGATGTCATCCTCTACAATGTTAACACCATCGTAGTTTATTATGACAAATTCGGCCCCGCCGTTTACGATATCTTTGCGCTTCTTCTTGCTGCCATAGGCAATGTCCACACTACGGTGCATGGCAAAGGTAAACAGATCCTCCCGCCACGCGCTGTCCATGATCGACAGCGGGCAGATAACCAATACCCTATTTATCTTGCCTTGTTGCATCAAATAGTCTGCGGCCCATATCGCAGAGGCAGTCTTACCTGTGCCTTGCTCGTTAAAACAGAACCCCCTGCGATTTATTGTTAGGAAACCTGAAGTTTTCTTTTGGTGGTCGAATGGTTTGTATTGACCTGTCCACGTATACCTACCCTCAATAGGTGACGGTACGCTTATGCCCATGCTGTTAAGTGTCTGCGCTTCATCTACGCCCCACTTCACCACGACTTCGTTGTCTGGCAGTAACTTGCAGTTGGGTATGTACTTTGCAACGCGGTTGGGGTCTCGCAAGGTCAGCAAAAGCGCCTTGTTCTTCAGTATTTCCACAATGTTCTCCTCGTTAGTACGGGTACTAACTTACTTTTTCTTTTTTGGGCTGCTCAGGGCACCGCCTGCCGCTCTGTTTTTGTTGCGGCTTTGCACAGTATACCCGTGTTTGTTTGAGCCACCTTTACTTAGCGGTTTCTTGTGCGCGATGTCTTTACCCTCACGCTTGTCGGCTTTGCCGTTCTTGTTGGCGTCTTTGCCAGTCTTATCCATTTTGCGCCGCGCACGCTGCCGCTCCATGCGGTCCTCGTGCTCACCTCTAGCCTTCTGCTGTTGGTATTCTTTCTTGTACGGGCGGGGCTTGTTTACGTAAGGCATCAGTTAACTCCGTTATGTGGGCACTCTACCACGGGGCAGTGGCGACGACATAACCCGCTAGGTCGGGGGTTCCATACATCGTTCTTCGCGGCTTCGGCCATGGCATTATACTTGATTATCCATTTCCCCCAAAGCTCTTTTCTATCATCGAAGACATACTTCTCCTGTACAAGGTCACGACACACCACAAAGAACAACGCTGCGTGCACTGTCTTTACTTCAGGGAAGTGCGCGAACACCGAAAGCGCCATTAGCTCTAGCTGCCCTTTGTCTGCATACCGTGCGGACTTGCCTGTCTTGTAATCGACTACACGTGCACGACTACCGTTTACGATAATAAGATCGGCTATACCGCGAAACCACACGTCTTTGTCGTAGAATCCGCAAGGTTGTAAATCTTCTGTAATACCTAGCTTCAGTTCGCAATGCTTATCGCCCTCACGACCTTTCAGGTTCTCTAACGCTTTCTGCGCGTAGCTGAACTTCTCCGCAACAGGTTCGTCTTTGCCAATAAAGTTTTCCGCAGCCTTGTGAAACTCATTACCGTACAAGATCGCTTCGGTCTGCACAAAGGGATATGCCTTTAATATTTTCTCGTGGTAGAATTGTTTTGGACACTGCTCAAAAGATTTAAGTCTACTAAAAGACCACGGCGCAACTTTAGTCATTCACAATCCCCGTATGATTTGCCTGTACCACTCTCGCAGGTGACGGGTAATCCTTCGGCCCAGTCTGGTGTCTTGCTCATACACTTCTCTATGTACGCTTGAGCTTCGTCGACTTCTTCATCCAGAACACAGGCTACAACTGAATCGTGTACAGTTAGCACTACCTTGTACTTGCTAGCTATACTTAGCATTTGTTCACCAATAATGCAACGTGCAATACCTTGACACACGTTCTCAACAACCTTCCCACCGTATATACGGGTTCGGCTCCGCCGGGTTTTGTATGAGTATTCTATACGCCCGCTGTCTTTTTCTTTTTCGCCTTTCAAGTCTTCGTAATACATCAACAGACCAGACGGTAACTGCAGTGCGTATTTGTCGGGGTGTACTTTTATAACCCCAGCTTTACCGAAATTCATCACATGTCTGTTAGCAAGGTTTCTAACCATACCCTGTGCATCGGCCCACAACCCGTTTATGTCTGAGTTTGCGCTCCGGTAGATGTCAATGATACGCTTGGCTTCGTCCAGAGGTATCTCTACACCCATACCCTTCAACTGCATCTGGAACTTTGCCGCGCCCATACCATAACCTGCGCCAAGGATCGTAGTCTTCCCAACAAAGCGTTGTTCTTTACTTACATCACCAACACCCACACTGTAGATAGTCGACGCCATGTGCTTGTATACGTCATCACCACTTGCGAACGCCTGTGTGAGATCATTCTGACCCGCCAGCCATGCCAATACCCGTGCTTCGATCTGCGAGCTATCACAGTCAATCAGTGTATACCCCTCGGGGGCGATGATGCTACGTTTTAACTTCTTCCCGTTCGGCCCACGGCTCGGTAAGTTCTGCAGGTTTATCTTGTCTGACCCACCCCACCTTCCTGTGTGCGCAGCGTAGTAGCGAACGGGAACTGGCAGCAGTCCTCGTCGTGATATGTTCAGAAACCTCTGCGTACGTGTCTCTTCCAATGTGCTCTTATTGCCTAACCGTGCAGCCACAAGCGCCTGTATACGTACGTCTTCGTGTTCGTGGAGAGCCTTAAACGCTTCGTCTGACTTAGCAAAAGCAAACGCTTCTTTACCTGTAGTCGGACTGATCTTTGTGGGCGGCTCTACACCTAAACCCCGTAACAGGTCTGCGAACTTCTGGTTGCTCATCAAATCGGCTTTTTCTACATTCGCCGCTATTAGTAACTTGTCTTTCGCATCCCGCGTGTCCTCTAGGTGCTGTTCAAGCAACCCCTCATCTAAATCCAACATCGGTTCGATGAACATACGCAACGTCAGATCTATCAACTGTAATTCTTTTTTGGGGAACTTCTTAGCCATCAACCTAAACAGGGCGACTGTGAGATCCACGTCATTGCTACAGTAGCGTCCATACTGTTCTAACTCGTCAGCGGCGAAGTCTTCTATCCGCTTGCCCATGGCATCAGCGACCTCGGTGCCCTTAACACCTACGCCGTACCTCTGTGCGAGAGCTTTTAACGCAACGCTGTGCTCCGTGCCATGTAACGCACGCCCCATGCAAAGCGTGTCCAGCCACATCTTTGGATTAATCTGGTAATGCCAACTCAGTATAGCCCCATCAAACATAGTATTGTGGCAGAGTATTGCGGCATTGGTAAAGTCGGTGGCCGCAAGCAAATCGCCCGCGGCCTCCTCACCAGCGGCCCATTGCGTAGGGCCGTTGTTTATTTTTACAGATAGCCCTATGACTTCGAAACGATCATCACGTATGTACTCCTCCGTCGTTAGTTTCGACAGGGAATACTGTTTGTCGTAGTACGTTTCAAAATCTAGGGCTATCAGGTCCATCAGGTCTTGCTCACTATCTCGCCGCCACACGCCATGTAACCACATGCGTCTACCCAGTTGTCAGGATGCGTGGGGTTTGACTTTATACGAGCAGCCTTCAACAGGTTCATCATAACGGCCACGTCTGTAGCACTCACGTCTACACCTAAATGCACGGACCAATACTTACCAATAGTGCTGAAGTTATCTTCCATGTTGCCATGGTCAGCCGCACGATCTTTGGTCACGTATTCTTTGGCGGTGTCTAGCACCTGTCCACGTGTGATCGCTGTGCCCTGCTTCTCAGGCGGCGCGGTATCCCGCTCCAACACTTCCTTCGGGGTGCCGATTTTCTGCATAAGTTTCTGCACATACCCGTAAGACGTGTTAGTCGCATCCGCTATCTCTCGGATCTTTGCGGTGGGGTTTTTGACTTTGTACGCCCAAATCTTATCCGCGTACGGTGAGCCTTTAGTTTTCTTTTTCATTTACTTCTTCCTCTACAGTTATTTTGACTCGAACTTTTGGGTCTTCGCCGCTATAGCAGGTGAGTTTTACTATGTCTCCCGCTCTAGCTTTCTTGGAAAGCCCTTTGATAGAAAGTAATTCGTCACCTCTTGGGCGGCGATACAAACGCAGCTCTGAAGCAGAACCATCATCGAATACTGCAAGGAAACGTGCTTTCTTACCGTTTTCTATGTGACCATAATCCACAGGTAAGTTCTCGTTTGCAAACGCAACTACAGACTTGTTTGCGTCGATGATACTCTTGGTAAGCATACGTTGGGTTAATTTAATAATCCCTACTTTACCCACACTACTCTCCTACTGCTTTGTCTTTGTCATCGCGCAACACATGCACAATGTCCTCCAATGGAGTAACGTCTACACCCACGTGTTCAGCACAACCACGGAACCGCTCCAACCACGCAGCGAGGCTCGTACCTGCTTGCCTACGTAATTCGGCTTGCGCCACTTCGTCCGTGGGATCAAATGGTTCATACCCACCACCATCACGCCGCTTGGACACGGGCGATATATACGCAGGATACTCTGCCACTCTGATAGAGACCACAGAACTCTCGACCTCCTCCACCTTAGCAACGATACGTAGTCCAGACGCCATTTGACGTGCCATCTGAATACGAAACTGTCGCGCTGCTTCTGCATCATCCATCTCATAGAACGCAGGGTAAGCCTCATGCTGGGGCTGGCCTGCTAGCCAATCAACAAAATCCGCTGGCACAAACATGTTCGCGCCTGTTTGCTGCAGGTAATCATCAATGATACGCTGCTTCGTCTTCTTCGAAAAGTTAGCCATATATAGTTCTCCAATAGCTTTTTTATGTTTGCGTAGTGGGCCACCACAGCCCACCACCTTCTCATTAGCTTGACCGCCATGCCATCACTGACCTCACCGGACCTCACCCAAACTCAACCGCCTGAACGCACCCGACCCGACCAAACCGAAACGAACCACGACCGCCCCGCCACACCGGACCGCGCCACATCGGAACGCACCACGACCGCCCCGCCACACCGTGCCTCGCCGCGACGAACCGGACCTAGACCGCCTCGCCATGCCGCACCCGACCAAAGCTCGCCGCGCCAGAACTTACCATACCCTGACCGCCCAACCGGACCGCACCCAACCATTCCACAACGTAACACGCCTCGACCGCCTGAACCCGACTTGCCGTAACACAACTCAACGTGCTACACCCCGCCCCGACCGCCTCACCCGCCATGCCTCACCGTAGCTCGCCATACCCGAGCACAACACACCTTGACCGCCTTAACATACAATACCAAAACCAATAAAACCGAAACACATCTCGCCCCGACCGCCTTGCCTCACCATGCCTTACCATAACTCAACGTACCCAACCGTGCCGCGACCGCCGTGCCACGCCCGTTCGTGCCTTAACCCAACTCACCGCGCCTCAACCGCCGTATCCGTGAATTAGGGCGGCGTTAACCGCCCCTCTTCGTTTAAGCTGCTCGACGCAACCGCTCTTCTTGTAGAAACTGCATCAACTCTGCTGTCTGCTCATCGGCGCATTCGGGGTATTCCATCGCCATCTCTTGGACCTCACGCCCTTCTTGCGTAATGTCATCCCAGAGCGCTTGGTGGTCTCCCATGTCTTCAGCACCTGTCACAGAGAACGTACCGTAAGACCCCCGACCTTTCTCCTGCCTGAAGTCACCAAGCCCCACGATTATCCCTGCGTTCATTAGCAATGACGAGATAGCCATGGCACTGAGCGTTGGTGTGACAAACTTTATGTCCACTTCTGCACACCAGTTGGGTAAGTACGCCCGACTACGAACATCGGGTGTTTTGTTCATGTCCGCCGAGCGAACAATGTCCATCTTCAAGTAAGGCTTACCCCAAACCTGAACATGGCTTTCGGGTAGAAAGATTAACCGCTGCACACTTGTCTTAGTAATGCCAGCCGTTTCCAGCGCAGCCGTAGCCATCGCGCCTTTTACCCCCGCTGCAGGGAAACACAGTAGTGTGTCTCCGGTCTTTTTAGTATAGACACTCTCCCGAAACTCTTGCTCGGGGTTATGCTTCAACTCTTTCTTTTCTGCCGCTGTCTTCTTACCAGCGCCAACTAACAGATCCCGCCACGCCTTCGCGCCCATACTATTAAAGTACATCGGTGTCTGCCCGATCATACGCAGTTTGATACGTCCCTGCTTAACAGTATGTATCTCAAGGGGTGCCCCTGCTGTTTTCTTCGCAACCATAGCCATTCTCCTATCTTGGCAAACCATATTTTTTCTTTGTCATTGACGCCCATTTTCTACTTATGCCCATTATCTGAGCGGCGTCTGTCACTGTCATACCGCGCTGTAACATCCTGTTCAGCATTTCGGCATCCTTCGTTAGTCCTAATTTGTTCTCCTCCTTTCTGGGCCTACCGCCCTTGAAACCATTCTTCCTGTGAGCAGAATTATTTATATACCGAGTGTTATAGACTAACCGCGGGTTTTCTTTTTTATCCTGCTTAACCTGTTTCTCCCAACACGTGCGGTAGAACTCTTCGTATTCTTTCCGGTGCGGTATCTTCATATCTTTATACCGTGGTCACGCAGTGTCTTGACGTAGTTGTCAAGCTCCTCACGCGCAGCCCAGAGTTCCTGTTTTACACGGGGGCGTGCATCTGCACGGTGCTGTTCATCCTGTAAATTATCAACCTGCCGCTTCAACCATTTTAGGTTAGCTTCTTGAAACGTAGATAGCTGCTCGTCGCCCATAAATCCCTCCATAATATTGTGCCCCACGTTTGGTTCGTGGGGACTAACCGTCTCGTGGCTTCTCCGGTATGGTCACAGGACTGAAAGGTAATCATGGAGTGTCCTGCCCATACTGCTGTGGTTATTGCGGAGCAAACCTAACCGCTACCCACTCACAGCTTGGGTTGTTTATCCTTAATATCTTTTATTATTGTAGCCGCTAAATCAATATTGGTTTCGTTAATCACCAACGCTGCGCCACCCGCTTCAACAATCTCGCGCAGGTTCTTCTCCTGCAGTGGTGTGGGTTTGTTCTTCCCAGCCTTACATTCGATACCGACAAACATACCGTTAACGCACGCCACGATGTCAGGCACACCACTCTTTCCATACCCACCTGTAACGGGGTAGAAATAATAGGCACCTGCATCTTTCAGCAAGGCAACAACTTTCTTTTTAACTTTAGCTTCAGGCGTCATGCTCATCCCCCTGTAAAATAACTGGCTTCGAAGGGCAGCAATAGCCGCCCTCCGTATTAGTACGTGTACTAACTATCGTCGCCGTAATAGACCCAAAAGACATTCTCATCTATTCTCCTACCGACCCCTACCACCTCATGCTCGGGTGGCTTTGGGCTTGTACCTGCCAGCACGCTCAGCTTCCGCTGCAGCCATATTGGCAAGTCTTCCACACCTATATAGAAGTCGTTTACTGTCCTGTCAATAGCATTACTACCAAAACAGAAGATTGAGATAGATTTAGTGTCAGGGTCTACTTTAACACGGTATATACTGTTATCGGGTATCCCTTGAGATGTTTTAGGCATAGATATAAAACATAGTATCGTTGAACTTGTACCCAACACCTTCGACGAACTGCTTTGGTTGGCACGCATAGAGAACAGCGACCTTACGCTGTACGTCTTCGGGTACGCTGTTCTCTTCCCACATCTCGCACTCCTCTTCGACTACGTTAATAGTGAAGGTGTTCACGTTCTCCAGACGCACCTTGTCCACATACTGCCTACCGAACCGCTCCCGCACATTGATAAAGTCCACGGGCACTACCTCATCATCCTTTATATCTACCTTCTGTGCGGCAATAAGCTCCTCCATTTTTGGTTTTATGTCTGCGTTTAAGAACACATGCCCGACCTCGGCAAGGTGCACTAGCTCTTGTAGAATACTAGACTTGTGTTTTGAGTACCTGTTCAAACCCAGAGCTTCATAAGCGTTCCTCAACCTGTCACTCGCAGAAGACGATAACCTGTACAGTTCGTGCCTCATGTTATCTGCGTGCAGCATCCCTATCTCGGGTATGGTGTAGCTGCTCAGCTTTTGACGCGCTGCCTTCACCGCAATGTCCATACGGTTAGACATACGCATATAGTGTTGCTTCGACCCGCTGCTGTACTTTTTGTTTTCAATCTTGCGTGAATATACAACGAACTTCTTAGGTCCATACCTAGTCGTATAGAAGTCACCGTACCCGATCCACCCCATGGCATACATGTCGTCCTCCCTGTATACCCACGTACTAGCGCCGTCACGATTCTTCAGTTTCACGCCGCGTATGGCACGCTGCACCGCTATACCGAACGCTACTAGCTCATCAGGCTGAGTAGACGCATTCATACCTGATTTGATCTCTTCGTTAATGTCGGAAACAAGTTTTTTGTTATAGCCCATTAGTTCTTCTCCATGTCTGGTCTTGGTTTCGGTTTAATTGTTACGGACATTGCGTCCGTCTTCTTGCATTGCCCGATTGCATTCTTATCAAACGCATAGACGGGTTCGTAATACGCAGGCAGTGCATCGCCGCATGCTTCTGCGCTCGGAAAGACCGTGCTTGATTGCAAGGTCTCCCCACTGATGCTGTATGTCAGCATGAGTATCGTAAAGTATTCTACCATGGCGGCTCCCCGTTCTCGTCCAGTTGTACCTGTTTGAAGGTGAAGTCTCGCTCCACTTTCGGCTCACCCGCATCGACAGCAGTGGTAACGTTGGGATCGGGACGCACACCTAGCACGTCCAGTAGTTCCTCCACACGTGTGGGCATAAAGTCACTCACCTCAGTCACGCTCTATCTCCCCAAGTCCGTGGCAGTTATCGCACTCGCGCTTGTACTCCTCCAGATACCCGTAGGGGTTGTCGTTGCTCATACATACTGCTCGCTCTGCAGTGACTTGACCTTCGCCACCACACTCGGGGCACGCGATGAAGGGGTTGTCTACAAACATATTCTCGGCCATCACATGTCTCCTGTGTTAGTGTGTATAACCTTACCAACGGGCGGCATCTTGCTTGGGTTGTCGAGTATGCACCACAGCAGCGGCCACGTCCACTCGCCCCAGCCACCCCACAAGTCACCGTCAGTCAGAACAATGACAGCCTGCGCGTTGATGTTATTGGCACGCAGGTATGCAGGTACACAGCGCACGTCAGTGCCGCCGCCACCCTTTGGCTTAGTAGACTTACTAAGCTGGTCATAGTCTTCAGGCATGTAGATCTCTTCCTTACACACCTCTGTGTCCCAATACAGTATGCGGACACGTGACGGATTGACCATGGTGCAAATACTCTGCATCTCGGCTAGCACCATTGCTAACGGGCGACCGAAAATCGAACTGGACGTATCAGCAGCAAATACC